ATTCTGTTTAGAAACCGATAGATGTTGTGATGCATTCAAAGAATATGTTGAAAACGGTGAATGGACAACAGAGGAAAGAGAACCTAATTACTTTACTCACGCAACAGAAGATGGTATAACAGAATCAGAACTTAGTCGACGATTAAAAATATCAAAACGTAAACTTAAATTTATGTTATCATGGTGCACTGCATGGAAACTTGCCTTTGAAGAAGAAAGATTCTATTTATTTAAAGAAATTGAAAACTCTGTCCGTTATGGACACCCCGGAATGGAAAAAGCAGGAAGAACACAAAAAGCTTTGCTTTGCAAGATCTTGTTGGAAACAACGAAAAAAGTTGACACCAAAAGGCTTAATGACCTGGGAAAAGAGATTCGAAGAAATGTATAACGAATCATTAGAGGTATATGCTAGGAGGAAGATTAATGAAAAGAACTCAAAAAAGGAATCTAGTAGCAAAACACGCAAAAAAGTATAATAAATCTTTCGGTTATAGAGACCGTAAGAAGTATTATCGTCCAACAGATAAGTTGGATGAAACACAAGACAACTATCGATACGGAGATACAAATGAGCCAGATTCAGCACTTAAACAGTTTTGGGCAAATTACGAAGATGGATGGCCCTATCCAGATTGAACTCGAATTAAATTTAGCAGATTCTATACATATCTGGAATCCAATGATAGATGGATATACACGTTTAACTCTAGAAAATGCTATAGCATTAGTAAAAAAATTAGGAAAATCTAGAATATCTTATAGAAAAGCTAAATTAATAGGTAATGACGAATATATATTATTTATTGAACCAAGATCTATCTGGAGTACATCATGATTGGTCAGAATATGGGAGAAATATATTACAATTGTGCTCGTAAAATAATATCTGAAGGCGAAGTAATAGATGCTGGAAGTGGTGGTCAAACATTAGAAATAACTAATCAACAAATTACTTTATCTGATTCATCTTTATTAGGAATACAAGATCCTACTAGAAAATGGCATGAAGATTATGCTATTGCAGAATTTTTGTGGTATATAGGTAGAGACAGAAGTGTAGGATCAATGGGTGATTTTGCTTCAATCTGGAAAAGAATTAAAGATAAAAAAGGTGAAGTAGAAAGTAATTATGGTGAATATATTTTTGGTAACCAATGGTTTTGGGTTGTAAATGAATTAGAAGCTGATCCATGCAGTAGAAGAGCTGTAATACCTATTTATGAATCACAACATAAATTTAAAAATGATCTTGACCATCCATGTACAATGTATATTCAGTTTTTAATTAGAAAACACAAATTACATGTAATATGGAATATGAGATCATGTGATCTTATCTATGGTTTATGTAATGATATGTTTTGTGCTGCTTTAATATTACAGTTAATGAATAATGAATTTAAAGAATCAGATCATTTAGATGTAGATGCAGGATCTGTTAGTTTTAATATTGGTTCATTGCATGTATATGAAAAACATTGGCCAATGATATTTAAAGCTAAAAAATTCTGGGGTAATCCAAATAAAGTTAGAGGTCAAAGTTATCATTTAACTAAAAATTTAACTCAAACAAAGATAAGATCAGATGAAATGGGTATTTATGGTCATATGTTTAAAGGACAATGTGATGCAAAAATCAATCAATTTAACAGAACACATATTAAAGGATATTTATGAAATCTAGTGAAGATACAGTTTTAGAAGAAGCTTATGAAATAGTTGTAGCCAGAAAAGATGAAGACCATAATGATTATGGAGAGTTTACAGAAAGTATGGCTAGAGCTAAAATTATATTTTTAGGAATGACAGGTGTAGATTTACCTATACAACATATGTATTCGGCTTTAATAGCTTTAAAATTATCACGAGAAGGATTTAACCATCGTAAAGATAATTTGGTTGATATTTGTGGATACATTCAAGGATTGGATGATTTTTATAATGGAGTAAAGAGAAATGTCATTGATAACGATAAGGACGAGTAGCGAAAAAGTAGATAATTATTTATCTGGTATTTTTTTTATGGCAGAAAAAGTCTTAAACGATAATGCTGATTTAAGTAATAAAGAGCATTGGTTTACAGTAACTATAGATCAGGGAGAACAAGATGTTATTACCGACGCTGAAGTACAGCAAAATGAGGAAAGTGATATCCCCGAATAGAGCTCATTCGTTAGATGCTGGAATAGATTTTTATGTTCCATCAGATTTTGAACAAAAAGGATTATCACCGAATGAAGCTTTAAGAATTAAAAGTGGTATCAAAGTAAATGTTCCTCAAGGTTATGCTTTAATAGCATTTAACAAATCAGGTATTTCTACAAAGCTTGGTTTAATTGTAGGAGCTTGTGTAATAGATTCTGGCTATCAAGGCGAGATTAGTATTCATATAATCAATACCAGTAATAAAACTATTTGGATTATTCCAGATATGAAGATAGTTCAATACATTTTAGTACCTATTGCTGAATCTATACCGGAAGAAGTATCAGAAAAAGAATTATTTCCATATTCTTCAACAAGAAGAATTGGTGGATTCGGCAGTACTGATTCAAATGTTGCTTATATGAAACCTTCTGTAGCTGCAGACCTTAACCCTATTGACATGGGAGCATACGATGACGACCCAAACCCATACCATGGAAACCATTCAGAAGAATAATAACTTTGTCTGGGGTCCACACTTTGATATGTTTTATAAACATTATCAACATTGCAGAATGGCTCTTGAATTAATGGGTGGTAAAACACCTGATTGGATTATTAACTATATAGCTGCATTTGATTTAACAACTAGATATTATACGGAGATACCTAATTGGAAGAAGAAAGATCCATCGCTGACATACCTATTAAGCACAGATATGGAATATTCCCAGCAACAATTATCGGAGATAAGCGTCTCAAAGCAGGACAACTTAGATGTTTAATGTCGATATTAGCTTGGCGTAATAACAAAACTACTAACACAAGACCAATACATTTAGAAGCTTTGCAACTTATGATGCCAATGTATACCAAAGGAAGTATACAAAATTATATGCAAGATCTTAGATCTTTTGGATATATTGAAATTACACCACGACCAGGTACTACATCAATGTATACAATTTGCGAAAAAGCTGATGCACATATTCAGTATGAGAAGAATCGTGGAGAGCAGGTAGAGAGCAGCGCTGCTGACCAGCTGGCTAGCAGTGTAGCTAGTGTAAAGAATATTAATAATAAAAAGAATAGTAGGTTTATGTCTGTTTGGTCAACCTACCCAGAACATAGACGTAATTCAATCGCCCGCGATTCGAAAACATGGAGAGAGTTTGGCGATGAAGCATTAGTAGATATAATCGTTGAAGATCTTGAAGCTCGTAAAGAAACAGAACCATGGACAGCAGAGAGTGGTAAGTGGGTTCCTGGATTAAGAAAATATCTAGAAAACAGAATGTGGGAAACTAGCCCGATTAAAAAGAAAGATGATTTCTGGAAAAAATTATGAATAAGAGAATGAAAGAAATAGCTAAAGCTTTAGAATTAGATGATTCTCAAATTCATAAATATCTTAAAGGTGATGAAAAATCTTATGTTCAATCACCATTAGAATTCTTTGATGTAGCAATAGAACATTTAAAAAATAAAGGTAAAAACCCCGGTGGTAAATTACCTTGGGATATAGATTTTCATATATTACCTCATACATTAACTATTTGGGCTGGAATGAACGGACATGGCAAAAGCCTTGTAGTTCAGCAAGTTATGTTATATCTTATGACTGGTGATTACTCTTCGCGAGAAGAGAAAGTTTTAATGTGGTCACCAGAGTTAGCTCCAGTATATCAATTAGAAAGATTAGCAAGACAAATAGTAGGAGATCCTTTTCCAGATCCCGAAGAAGCTGAAGAAGCTTGGTGTTGGCTAAATAACAAATTATGGTTATATACTAGAGAATTAGATTGTGGACCAGATCAGTTAATAGCTGCAGCTAGATATGCACAAGAGGAATTAGGTGTTACTCAGTTTGTAATTGATTCATTAATGAAAGTAAACCTTGGTAATCAAGAACGAAATATATATTTAGCTCAAAAGAATTTTGCTAATGTATTAGCTAATGTATGTAGAGATACTGGTATATGTATTCACTTAGTAGCACATGTTAGAAAGCCAGAAAACGAATTAAAACGAGTAAGTAAATATGATATAAAAGGAGCATCTGAATTAACAGACTTAGTTGATGCAGGCTTTATGGTTCATCGCAATAAGAGCGAGGAAAAAGCGAGAGAAGAAGGTAATGATCCATTAGAACCGTTAGCTGCATTAGAATGCTTTAAAAATAGACACGGTGGCTATGAACCTTCTTGTGGCCTTGAATATGAAAACGATGGTATGACATTTTTTGACCATGGAGCTAAAAAAGAAAAATTCTATGAAAAATACATTGGACAGAAGAAAACCCCTTTTTGAGAATATAATATGAGAACACAAAATTGGAAGAATGTAGAAAGACAAGCTGCAAAGCTTTTTGGAGGAACCAGAACAGGATGTAATGGTGAAAGTCGTCGCGATATAGAACATCACGATCTATCTATTGAGGTAAAGCATAGAAAAACATTCCCAGATTGGTTACATCAAGCTATGGCTCAAGCCGTAAGAGAAGCTGAGCATCGTATACCTATAGTTTATTTACACGAACGTCATATGAAATTTGAAGACGGTTATGTTGTAATAAAAGCTAAAGATTTTCAAGAAGTTTATAAAAAAGCTTCATCTATATTTGGTAAAATTAGGAAAGAAAATGAAGTATAAGTGAAATTTTAGGCGTGATATAATCTCTTTTTAAACTAGTTGAGAATAATATGGGAAATTATACGAATAAATATTTTTATCCGGAATGGATTTGTAATTTATTAAAACATAATCCGTACAATAGAGGAAATAAACCATCTGACATAAGTGTCACGCAACTTATTGATTCTCCACAAGTTTTACAACTTCGTAAAGCTCATCGAGATGACATAGAAGAAGATGTATCTGATAGAATATGGGCTGTATATGGTAGTGCTGTTCACGCTATAGCCGAAGCAGCTAATACTTCATCCTCTGATATTCTAACAGAAAAAAGATACCATCACAAATATGGAAATCATATAGTAACTGGTCAGTATGATATATATGATATGAAGACTAAAATTATTTATGATTTTAAAACTGTATCATCTTGGTCATTAATTAGAGGACCTAAAGAAAGCTGGGTTAATCAGTTAAATGTATTAGCAGATTTAATGAGAAAAAATGGCTGGGAAGTAAATGGATTATGTATAGCAGCCCTTGGAAGAAACTGGGAAGAGAAAGTATCTTTAACAAACAAGTCATATCCTGATAAAGCTTTAATGATGTATGACATAGAGATGTGGCCAGAAGATATAGCAGAAGTGTACATAAATAAAAGATTGCAGGCTCACTTTTTTAATGATCCAATGTGTACATTAGAAGAAAAGTGGGCAAGCGAAGAAAAGTGGGCTGTTATGAAAGAAGGTAGAAATAGAGCCGTAAAACTTTTTAGCGCTAGAGATGAAGCTAACGACTTCTTAATTATCCAGAAAGATCAGGATAAATTAAAAATAGAACATAGACCTGGTTACAACATGAGATGTGCTAAATATTGTAATGTTCAACCGTTTTGTCCACAATATGCTAAGGAGAATCCAGCATGAATAAGGGAGTAAATGTGTTTTATGAAACACCGCAGTTTATATGCATGTTTCCACACCTGGAGGAAACTGAAAAGTTCCAGGAACAAGATACTGGTCAGTATAGTATCACTATGTGTTTTCCTAAAGAGTATGTAACTTTTGAAGAAGTTGATGAGAAAATCAATGAAGCCGCTGCTAACGATGAAAAAGTAAGCAAAAGCAAAAATTGGCATCATCCTCTTAAAGATGGTGATGAGATGGGAAAAGATTGGTCGCTTGGTGTATGGGTATTAAAAGCTAAAACTAAATTTCCTGTTAAAGCTGTAGATTCAAAAGGTGCACCACTTGATGTTGGGGAAATATGGAATGAAGCGATGTGCAGAGCGCATGTCGTCTTTCGTCCTTATATAGCTGGTGGTAATAAGGGAGTTACTTGCTCGCTTAAAGATATTCAATATATCGAGGGCGGCGGCGGCGGAGCAGGTGTCTCCGTACCTGCTTTCGCACCGTTAGAAGACGTGCCGTTCTGACCTTCGGGCCCAAGGGGCATCCTATTACAAATAGGCTCTGCCCCTTTTTTTTTACGGAGAATTACTTTGAACAAATATGGAAGATCGATTGATAAAACTTTCTTATCGATAGACAAAGCAGAAGAACGTGGACTTATACATCGAGATTATATCGCGCACTGTTTGCGTTGGAGTCATGTTGCTGATTTTGTACGAAAAAAGAAAAGATGGTTAACAGCAAATATAATCGATATAGGACCAGGTAAAGAATTACCTTTAGCTAAAACTTTATATGTAAATAGAACACCACCAAAAACATATACAGCAATAGATGTTTCAACCATAGATATACCTTCTATGTTTGATAATACTAGTTGGAAGCCTACATATATTTTAGAAAAAACTGATGCAGCTAAGTTATCACCAGATAAATTATTTGTATTACCAAATATAGTCGTATGTTTTGAAGTTATAGAACATGTAGAACCAGCTCATGCTAGAGCTATATTAGAAAGAATACATCAATGGTTAGTACCTGATGATGATGCTAGAGCATTTATAAGTACTCCTAATTGGGATCCTAAAGTAGGTGCAGCAGGTAACCATGTAAATGAGATGGATCATCAAGCTTTAGGAGCTTTAATAGAAGATATAGGTTTTGGTATACATGCAAGACATGGAACGTTTGCATCACAAAAAGATATATTACCAAAAATGAGCGTTGAAGATAAAAATTTATTCCAACGTTTAAGTAAATATTACGATAGCAATTATTTATCTACAATTTTTGCTCCTTTGTTTCCGGTGCAAAGTAGAAATTGTTTATGGGTTTTAACAAAAGAAAGAAATTATGAAATGCGTAAATTCCCTAATTTAAGAAATTTACCGCAAGTATGGACTTCGTCAGAAAAATGGAAAGAATTAAATGGATAGTTACCAATCATATATACACAAAAGCAGATATGCTAGATATTTGCCTAATTTAAAACGTCGTGAAGAATGGGATGAAACAGTTGGAAGATATGCAAGTTTTTTCTGGCCTGATATGAGAACAAGTTATGTTAATATAGCTATGGCTATAATAGATATGAAAATAATGCCCTCTATGCGCGCTCTGATGACAGCAGGAGATGCTTTAAACAAAGATAATGTAGCTGGTTACAATTGTTCATATCTTCCTATTAATAGAATGAGATCATTTGACGAAACTTTGTACATACTAATGTGCGGAGTAGGTGTAGGATTCTCAGTAGAACGCCAATATATAGCTGAGTTACCAGAAATAGCAGAAAACTTTTATGATACAGATACAGTAATAAAAGTACGAGATAGTAAAGTAGGTTGGGCTGTAGCTTATAAAGAACTACTTGCTATGTTATGGACAGGTATGATACCCAAATGGGATATGTCTAGTGTAAGACCAGCAGGAACTAGATTAATTACATTTGGTGGTAGAGCGTCAGGACCAGAACCACTTGACAGATTGTTTCGGGTGACAACAGAAATTTTACGGGGTGCCGCCGGAAGAAAATTGAATTCTATAGAATGTCATGACATAATGAACTATATAGGAGAAGCTGTAGTTGTAGGTGGTGTACGACGTACAGCAGAAATATCACTCAGTAATCATTCAGACGAGAGGATGCGAAATGCAAAAATGGGAAACTGGATCGGAGAAAATCCACAAAGATCATTATCCAACAATTCCATATGTTACACAGAGCGACCTGACGTGGGTGCTTTCATGCGAGAATGGTTGGCTATTTACCAATCCGGAAGTGGAGAGAGAGGGATATTCAATCGTCAAGCGTGTAAGAATATGGTCCCCGAAAGGCGAGATAGTGATTGGGATTTCGGAACGAATCCATGCTCCGAAATAGTTTTAAGACCTAATCAGTTCTGCAATCTTTCTGAGGTTGTAGCGAGATATGATGATACTATAGAGTCATTACTTGAAAAAGTAGAAATGGCTACTATATTAGGTACATGGCAATCTACATTAACTAATTTTAGATATTTATCTAAACGATGGCAAAACAATACAGAAGAAGAAAGACTTCTTGGAGTAAGTTTAACCGGTATATACGATTGTCCTGCTTTATATTATTCAACATCATCTGAATTAAATGAATTAAGAGACAGAGCAATTGAAACAAATAAGAAATGGGCGAAAAAACTCAATATTAATCCTTCTACAGCTATTACTTGTATCAAGCCTTCTGGTACTGTTTCTCAGTTGGTCGATAGTTCTAGTGGTATACATCCTAGGTATAATGATTATTATATTAGGCGTGTACGTAATGACAAAAAGGACCCGCTATCACAAACAATAATAGATACTGGAATGTCTTATATTTCTGATCCTTATAATGATAACGCTTGGGTATTTGAGTTTCCAATGAAAGCTCCAGATAATTCCACTACACGCAAAGATGTTACACCATTAAGTCAACTAACATTATGGAAACATTTTGCTTTAAACTGGTGTGAACATAAACCAAGTATGACATGTTATGTTAACGAAAAAGATTGGCCCGAAGTAGGTGGCTGGGTATGGAATAACTTTGATATAATGAACGGTGTCAGCTTTTTACCTAGCTCTGATGAAGGTCATATTTATGAAGCTGCTCCATATGAAGATATAACTAAAAAAGAATATAAAGCATTGAAAAAGAAAACTCCCGAAACTATAGATTGGTCTAAAATTGTAGAAGAAACCGATTTTACTGTTTCATCTCAAGAATTTGCTTGTACTGCAGACCAATGCGAGATATAGGTAAACCACGTATAGTAGCAGTTGACTGGTATGATACAGTCGGATCTGCTGAGTGGGAAACAAAAGAAAATGTGAATATAAAACTAGTTAAACAAATTGGTTGGCTAGTAGATAAAAACGAAAAATGTATTAAAATAGCAGATTCACTTACAGAAGAAGAATATTATGGTATCACTGCTATACCAAGAGGTAGTGTAATACTAATAGTAGATCTGGTGACCGGGACACCCGTAAGTTACTAACGAGTTATTCCGCAGGGAGTGACGTTTTCTTCACGCGTTCATCATACGGGGTCCCGATCGTTAATCTTTATAATAACTTTCTGCACCAACCAGATCTCTAAACAATTCATATTTAGTTATAGGCGCTATTCTTGCTAAGAATCTTTCTAAATTAACCTCGCCTTTATTAAGTAAATCACCTATCAAATCAAATATTTCTTTTGCTTGACCTGCAGCTGGTCCAAGTATTACATCTTCCATTCTCTTAGATGGTGTTTGCCACCAACCATATTTAAATGGTAACCATATATCTACAAGTTGTGAACCAGGTGCTGTTAACAAACCAGTTCTATTTAGAATAGCTACAAACTTTTTCCATTCTGGAACATCATCCATATAATCGTCATCATCATCGTCATATTGTAGCATGTGTCTTACAGATTGAGCAAACATGACCATGCCATACATAGCTCCTATAGTTTCGGGAGTTTTCTTTTTCAATGCTTTATATTCTTTTTTAGTTATATCTTCAT